GATTTATAACAACCTCTGGCAATAATACTGCAATAGGATATAAGACTTTATACAGTCAAACTTCAGGAAGCTCCAATACAGGTGTTGGACATCAGGCGGGAGAGTTTATTAATGATGCTAACTATACTACTCTTGTAGGTGCTCAATGTGGTTCTTTGATAACTAATAATGATTATAACACTATGATGGGGTATTACACTGGTAGAAACACAACTACTGGTGAAAACAATGCTTTCTTCGGTGCTATCGCAGGAAGGTTTAATTCAACAGGTAGTAGAAATACTTATATAGGTTGTCAAGCTGTAGATAACCAAACACACACAGGAAGCGACAATACTGTAGTAGGTTTTGCAGCGGCTCAAAATATAATTTCTGGTTATGACAATATTTTAATTGGTAAAGGTGTTGCAAGTGGTTTAACAACTGCAAATGCTAACATTGGTATTGGTATTGATGCGTTAGATTCTTGCACAAGTTCTGCTGGTAATGTTGCAATAGGTTATGCTTCTATGGGTGGGGGAGCAATGTCTGGAACAGGAAGGAATATTGCTCTTGGAGATGCATCTATGTATAATGTTACAAGCGGTCAAAACAATATTGCTATAGGTTGGAATGCAGGTAGAACAGGTAGTAATACTCCAGATTCATTAGGCTCAATTACTACAAATAGTAACGAAATACAAATGGGTAATAAATCTCATTCAGGAGCATTTATTCAAATAGGTTGGACTACGGTTTCAGATGCAAGAGACAAAGGAAATGTTAAAGATGTGCCACATGGATTAGATTTTGTAAATCAATTACAACCAAAATCATTTGAATTTAAACCAGATAGAGAGGTAGAAGATACGGATGGAATTGAAAGATATGGATTCTTAGCTCAAGATGTTTTAGAACTTGAAGGAGACAATCCTGTTGTAGTAAATAAAAATGATGAAGATAAATTAAAAATGACTAATGATTATTTAGTGCCAATATTAGTAAATGCAATAAAAGAACTAAAAGCAGAAATAGAAATATTAAAAAATAAATAATTAACTTTATAAAAAATTAAATTATGGCAAATTTTTATAAGTGGACAATAAATCAAATGAATGCCCGTATTGAAGAAGATGGGAATAAAAATGTAATATTTAATGTACACTGGACATATACTGCTCAAGATGATAAAGATGCGAAATACTCCGCTAGTACAATAGGAACTTACTCTTTGGAGTACAATCCTTCAACACCCTTTATACCTTATGCAGATGATGAGGCATTTGAAAATATTGTTATTGGATGGTTAAAAGACGGTTTGCCTGTTGCTGATATGGAAGCAAATTTATCTAAACAAATAGATTTAGAAAAAAAACCTATTGATGAAGACTTATATTTTACATGGGATAATCCACCAGTACCACCTATTGAAGAATAATATTATTTTACTATATTTGTTTTTTATAACTTAAATTAAATCTAATACTATGGCAAAAATTACAGAAGAAGAATTAAAAAGACTTCAAGGCATGAATGCTGAGTTTACAAAAACTAAACTAGCACTTGCAGATTCATTACTTCAACAAAAAGAATTAATGGTTCAAATGGACAATCTAAGATCTGCATTTAAAGTAGATGAAAAAAATCTAATGGAAGCTTACGGAAACGATGTTTCTATTGATTTAGCAACTGGAGAAATAAAAGAAAAAACAGAAGAAGCACAAACTGTAGAAGAGTAAAAATGGCAAGAATAAGTAACACTAGCGTATATCCAAATATTAATCCTGTATTGTCAGATTACTTTGTTTTGACTGATGCTAATGATGACTTATCTACTAAAACTTGTACACTAGAGTCTTTACAACAACTTTATAATGTTGATGTAGTTTCAAAATCTATAACAGTTTCTCCACTTTATCTAAATGTTTTAGCAACTCAAGACTTTGAAATACTTCCTGCACCAGGTTCTGCATATGTATATGACATACAAAGAATTGTCGTTTTTATGGATCCAGGCTCTACAGTGTATGATTTTGCAACAGATTTACCATCATTTGATATGGGATCATTAGCACTTAGTGATATTCAAATATCTACCATGAACTCTTCAACAGATGTTGTTGAAGTAATTTATACTGGAGGTACTACTAATTTTGTGTTACCAACTAATACTTCGGTGGTTTTGTCCAAAGCTGGTAGCAACCCTACACAAGGCAATGGAACGCTTTATGTTAATATTTCTTACAGAAAACTAAAGTTAAATTCAACTTTCTAATCAAATGGACATCCGTAAGATTTCCATAGGAGCAGATTACAAGTCTGGTGCCATGCATTATATTGTAGGGCAAAGTGTTTTAGGAGGTTCATATGTTATTCATTTAATACAACACGACGCCTCTTCTAGTTCATTTAAAATATGGATAGAAAAGAATCAAGAGTTAATTATGTGGAAAGAGTTTAAAAACACAATGCCCATTTCTGTAGAATATAATTTAAACTTTTAATGCAGTCTCCACATTCTTTCATAGTTCGACCAGTAAAAGGAAGAAGGTATGACAATATAAAAGACATAGGTGGTATTGACTTTATAACTAGCGTTTCTAAAGAGGACCACAAAGCATCGAACAGACAAGCAGAAGTTGTGTCTACACCATTAAATTATTCTGGAGATATAAAAAAGGGCGATATACTATTAGTTCACCACAATGTTTTTAAATTTTATTTTGACATGAAGGGTAGAGAAAAAAGTGGTAAAAGTTTTTTTAAAGAAGATTTATTCTTTATTGACAACGATCAGTTTTTTTTATATAACAAAAAAGGTAAATGGTATGGTCATGATAGATATTGTTTTGTAAAACCTATTCCAAAAAAAGATTTTTATTTAAAAGGTGTTGGTGTTAAGGAAGAACCTTTGCATGGTGTAATAAAATACTCTAACAAACAATTAGAACAATTAGGTGTGAATGAAGGCGATGAAGTCTGTTTTACACCTGATAGTGAATATGAGTTTTATGTTGATGATGAAAAATTATATCGTATGTTTACTAACAACATAGCATTAACATTATGATGGATAGTAAAAAAATAAAAGAAGAAATAATTAAAGCTGGTGAAAAAGCAGTTATACAATTAATTAAAGTAGCAAAAGAAGATATTATTAAATACGAAAAAGATGATGAGTTGGCAGCTGACAGATTGAAAAATGCAGCCGCTACAAAAAAACTTGCTATCTTTGATGCATTCGAGATATTAAAAAGAATTGAAGATGAAAAGCAATTAATAGATGGAATTGACATAGTTAAAAATAATACGCCTAAAGGATTTGCAGAATCAAGATCAAAATAGTTTATTTAGAAAGCTGTACAAAATTGTGCCAAACAATGTTATGGCAACAAAGAACAGAGCACGTACATGGCTATATGGTTATAATCCTAAATATGATTTTGTAGTAATTTCTAAAACTGGGCAAATTGATCAAATAATAAATATAAATGGTTTAAATATTGCCTTACCTAAGCCTCCCGCGCGCGTGTATGCGAGAGACAAAAAACAAAAAGAACAATATTGGGAGCCACATGTTTTGCCTAAAGAGTTAAAAAGAATACAGTCTATATTCCATTGGCACGAAACACCACCACAATTTAAAAACAAATGGGTAGATTATATTGAGCAAGAGTTTGACAGGAGAGATGAAGGTTTTTGGTTTATGAATAATGGAGAACCAACCTATATAACTGGCACTCATTATATGTATCTGCAATGGACAAAAATTGATGTTGGTCATCCAGATTTTAGAGAAGCAAATAGATTGTTTTATATTTTTTGGGAAGCATCTAAAGCGGATAAAAGAAGTTTCGGTATGTGTTATTTAAAAATAAGACGTTCTGGATTTTCTTTTATGAGTTCATGTGAGGGTGTAAACACTGCAACAATTACTAAAGACTCAAGAATAGGTATACTTTCTAAAACTGGTGCCGATGCCAAAAAAATGTTTACAGATAAAATTGTACCTATTTCTAACAATTATCCGTTCTTTTTTAAACCCATACAAGATGGTATGGATAAACCTAAAACTGAATTAGCTTATAGAGTTCCAGCTTCTAAAATTACAAAAAAAAATATGTATGTTATAGATGAGGAAGAGTTAGAGGGATTAGACACTACAATTGACTGGAAAAATACATCTGACAACAGTTATGATGGTGAGAAGCTACAGCTTTTACTTCATGATGAAAGTGGTAAATGGGAAAGACCTGAAAACATTTTAAACAACTGGAGGGTTACAAAAACATGTCTTAGGTTAGGTAGTAAAGTTATTGGCAAATGTATGATGGGTTCGACATCTAATGCTTTGGATAAAGGAGGTGCTAATTTTAAATCTTTATACGAAGATTCGGATTGCATGAAAAGAAATTCTAATGGACAAACAAAAAGTGGTTTATATAATTTGTTT